GTGATGAAGAATTTACTTTACGTGCCGCTGGTTTGCGTGGCTCTATTACGTCTAAACGAGCCCACCTATGTATTGTGGATGACCCGGTAAAATCGAGTGCAGATATTAAGAATCCTTCTATTCGGGATGAGATGAACAATAACTGGTCATCAGTTATTGCTCCTATTATTTTTGAAGGCGGGCGAGCTATCTGCCTAGGCACTCGTTTCCACCCTCTAGACATTCATAAAACAATGTTTGTTCCGCAGAAGGGGTGGAAGCAGGTTTCTCAAGAAGCTTTGAGTTATGACAATGACGGAGAGCCTGTTAGCTACTGGCCCGAGCAGTGGAGTGTCGATTATCTTCTACAACAAAAAGAACTAGATCCAGTTGCGTTTGCTTTCCAGTATCAGCAACAACCGGTAATGACCTCGGATCTGGTTTTGTCTCCCGACTTAATCGTCAAGGGAGAGGTCGCTACAGAATTTGACAGTTTAGCTGTGGGTATCGATTTATCTGCCAGCAAAAACGAAACGTCCGACTACACTGCTTTTGTCATGGGAGGGCGCTTAAAAGATACCTATTACATAATTGACGCTCACCAGATGCGTTCAATCGGAAATCTTGAAAAAATTGACCTTCTTTGCGACATGCTGGTTGAGTGGGGAATCCTAATACTTCAAAATGGTGAGTACTTCCCTACTTATTCCACGGTTACCCTAGTGGTTGAGTCTGTTGCTTATCAAGCGTCGCTTGCAGCCGATCTTAAACGCGTTCTACTTAACGATCGGGGGCTATCTAATCTAAATATCCACGAAGTTAAAGGTTTCCGAGGGGACAAAATTGCTCGGTTCCGAGGAACACTCGGTTTACTGGAAAATAAAAAAGTAATTTTTAATAAATACCGTAAGTTTGATGCGTTAGTTGACCAACTTATTAATATTGGAGCTACTTCTCACGATGACCTTTTGGATTCCTACACATGGCTAATGACCTTCCTTCAACGTCGGGGCAATTTTACGATCGAATACTAGTAGATTTAACTTTCTATATTGCTATAACTGCGCATAATCCTTTATTGCGTTTTGATCCGCTTTTAGCGGCTTTAAAAAAGTATGAAAAACTTCCCGGACACAAATCTATAGATCTTTATATAGATGCAGAGCACTCGGCTGATGTTTTAGAGCTAAAAAAATTAGTTAGCTCTCACTTTCCTGATTTAGAAGTTTTTTATTCTGTAGCACCTCCGGAATACACAGGTTATTCACTGACGTGGGCGCATAAAAAACAACTTAAACGGTTTGTTCGTCAAAAAACTTTTACCTATTACATTTATGCAGAAAACGACATGCTGTTTTCTGTTGAAAACTTTAATTATTGGCTTAAGTACAAAGAAATTTTAAAACCTTGGAATCTCGAACCTGGCTTTTGCCGTTACGAGGTTTATCAAGATCAAAAAGTTCCTTTTGACAACTATCGTTGCTGGAATTTAACTGGTCCCACGCTAAACGTTTGGGGAGATCGTCCTTATCAGGCTTCTACTTACCTTTATTTAGGTGATCCTGAATTACTTGGCTTTGTTTCCTTAGGTAATCCATACTCAGGATTAATGATTTTGGATCAAAAAGATGCTGAACGGTACATCACTTCTGATAGTTGTGATCCTCAAAAAAGTTATGAGCTAACGGGTCACCGCCACTGGCCGATTGCAGATCGTTCCTCTATGGGTTTAGCGTTTGAAAACCTTCGACCAGAACAGGAGCATCGCCGCGTGGTTCCTTTTTGTTTTAAAGACGGTAGACCCGTAATTGCTTCCTGCGGTTTGGTAGAACATAAAGATACTAAGTATAGTCGTGAGCTTTCGTCCACTTCTGGTTCCCTTTTAACTGTAGACACAATGCTCAGCGTGTAATAAGCTGACGCAAGAACCCTTTGATACTTTGGTGAGTTATGTCATCTGAAGAGTACGCTAAGAAAGTGCATCTAGCTGCGCAAACGGCTACTCCTTTTGGTGACTTACTGCACTTGCGTAAGTGCTCTGCTGATTCAATTAAAAACGATGTTGTAAATCACCCGTCTCATTACACACAGGGAGAGATTGAGTGTATTGATGCAATTGAAGCTGCTCTAGGAGCTGAAGGATTTAAAGCTTATTGTAAGGGAGCTTGTATAAAATATCTCTGGCGTACAGAACACAAAAATGGGCTTGAAGACCTACAGAAGTGCCAGTGGTATTTGAATAAACTACTGGAAAAGCTTATTTCAGCTAAACTAGAAAAAACTTTTTTCTAATGGACATTCGCGCTTTTGGTTCTTACTACGGCCAGACGGCTCAGCTTCCTTACGCCAGTGGATTTGAGCACGCGCCTAGCGCAGGTCTTAAGCGATTTCCAGCCTGCCGCGCTATTTTTATCGAAAACAGGTCAAATAACGCTAACGGTTATGTAACAGTTGAGATGGCGGATGCTCCCGGTCAGCACGTTACAGTTTTTAACCTAGAAGGAAATCAGTTACTTCCGATTTCTTGTACGGCAGTGTTAAGCGGAACTGCTTCAGGTGTTTTTGTTCTTTACTAGACATGGCAGAAGTTGCGAAAAAACGAGATCCCGAAAAGTGGGCTCGTGCGAAAGCTAAGGCACGTAAGAAAATGGGCGGGCACAGTGCGCGGGCAATGCAACTTGCAGTGAAGTATTACAAGGACGCTGGGGGAACTTACGAAGGAAAAAAATCTTCTACAAACCGACTCAAGCGTTGGGGTAAGGAAGATTGGCAGACGCGTGAAGAGTACGAAAAGAAATAACCATGGCTGACGTAGCTCGTGAAAAAGGCCGCACCGAGAGATACCTACCTCGTTCTGCGTGGGCGTCATTGACCCCAGAACAACGTCGTGCAACAGACGAAAAGAAAAAACGTGCTACAGCGGGTAACAAACCCGTAAATACACAAGTTTCTAATACAGAAGTGGCTAAGAGAGCACGGCGTAAAGCGTCGCAACACATTAAAAATCGTTCTTCTACTTAATTTTCGGTGTTTCGTGTCTTTTTAGAAAGTACGATGAACGAAGTAGAATACCTTTAATCTCACAGGCGCAATGAACCCCTACCTTAACGCTGCCCGTGACTTCTCCCTAGCGTTTAGGGCGCAAGTTCAAGCTTCTGATGCCCAGTCGCAGGCCACGGAAATGGCCGAGCAGAATCAAGGATATGACGCGGACACTAGATCTTCTTTGCCTTATGGTGCACCCCAGCCTCAGCAGGCGGGAGGTGTTGATGAGAGCTTAAATGGATTTGATGCAGATGAGGATATGCGAGTAGATTACATGAAAAACGAAATGCTGCAAAAGGCTCAACAGAAAGCAGCTCAACGTGGTGTGCAACCCGTTTAGAGTTAGTATGGTGACAGCTTGATTCACCACGGTGCTTTTAGACTGTTTTCCCTATTTCAACGAGAAAGAAATTTTAGAGCTGCGGATCGCCACGCTTTACGATCACGTAGATGGTTTTTTAATTACTGACGCAAACCGAACGCATCGAGGAGAGGAGAAACCTTTTACAGTTTTAGATACACTTAAAGAACTTGGAATTAGTGACGAGAAAATTCAAGTTCTTCACGTAGAGTTGCCCCCTTACGAAGAAGCTCCAGACCCGTGGATTCGAGAGCGTGGGCAACGAGACGCGTTAGGGGTTGGGCTTCATATGCTGCCTGACGATATCATTTTTATCAGTTCTGACTGCGATGAAATAGTTAACCCAGCAAAACTTTCAGAATTAATTGAGTTAGTTACAGAGCACAGCAATTCTGTAATTAAATTAAGTATGTCCATGCACTACGGACGAGCTGATCGTCAACTCATAACGCCAGAAGGGCAGTTACACAATTGGAGAAACGCAGTTGTTTCCACCGTGGGGCACTTAAAAGAATTTGGAACGCTTTCCAGTATGAGAGCTAGCCAGGACAACATCTACTTTGGGGATCTAGACGCCGGGTGGCACTTTAGTTGGATGGGGGACGCAAATAGGAGACTTAAAAAACTT